CCGACTCGTCTTGCCACCGCTGGTACCGGCGTGCCATGAGGTCGACGTCGGTGACTTCGACCGCATGGTATTGGCCCGCCGAATCGACGAAGTACGGCTGCTCGGCGCTGAAGGTCAGGAAGTCCGCCGGGAGATCGTAGTCCCGCGTGCCCGAGACCACGGTGATGTCCGTCGTCCCGACGATGGCGCGGGTCTCGTCGTTCAGCTCCCGTTGCGCCTGGTTCATCTGATCCAGGCGGGTGCTGATGTTGTAGAAGCCGCCCACCGGCTCGCCCAGGATCTCCTGGACGTGGTCGAGCAGGCGCTCCACGTTCCAACTAGCCATCCTGGGTCACCTGCCGGGGGAGCGGCGGGATGCTGGCGGGATCGAGACCCACGGCCTGCATCTCCTGCACCGCGAACTGATAGAAGCGTTCCGCGTCCCCGTCGTACCGCTCCTTCAGGAGCAGCAGGGAGGCGGCGATGTTGAGGAGAGCCCCCTGGTACTTCTCCATCACCAGCTCACCACCGAAGAGCTGGTCGCTGTCCCCCGCCAGATCGTCCGGGAGGACGCTGACGTGGACCGAGACGGCCATCGGGGTGATGGGCGACGGAGCCAAGTACACGCGGGATTCGTGCGGGGCCGGGATCACCCAGCGAGGAGCGCCGATGGCGGTCGCCCAACCGGGGAACACCGAGTCGGCCACCCGCTGATTGGCGTACCGCAGGGCGGCACCCCCGAGGATCCTGCCCGCTGCCGGGTACTCCCCTAGGAGCTTCCCGGACACCGTGAGATAGGGGGTCGTGCTGTCGACCGGCCCAGAGAGCGTGAGCGGGACACCCTTCGTGACCGCAGCGATGAACCGCTGGGCCTCGTTGATGGCGGCGTCCCGCTCCGTCGCGGGCCAGAAGACCTCGCTCTCCTCAGCCAGACGGTTGCCAAGGTGCGTGCGTGCCTGACTGAGATTCCACATGATCTACTCCAAGGCGGGAAGTACGTCGCTGTCTGCATCTCTCAAGTTAGGGTGGCGGCGAGAACGATGGCCATTTGCACGTTCTCGCCTCCAGTCGCGGTAGACCAACGCAAGCATCACGACGCCGACAAACGCGCCATGCGTGCCACCAAGCCACAGCGAGAAAGCAACCGAAGCGAAAGCCAAGCACGCGTGCCTCACGCGAGCGTCAACCCCCACTTATCAGCCAAGTACGATTCCACATCGCCGAGTTCTTCTGATGTCAGCGTCCGGTCGTACACGATGAACTCTGCGATTTCGCCGGTCAGGTACAAGAAGGCGGCACCCAACCCACCGATCCAAAGCGCGGTCGTCGCCTGGGACGTCGAGGGGGTGGCGGTTTGCGTGTTGTTCTCAACGCGCGTGCCAGAGTTCCTACCGTAGCTAGACCTGGAGGCCGCCGTTGCGTTGGCCGGGTCGCTTTCAAGCGTCAACAGCGCGTGTTCGTTCGCCGCCCAGTAAGACGTCGCGGACTGGTTATTGACGGGGATAGTGCTAGAGTTGCCACCCGTGACGAAGTGCTGCACGCGGCCACCGCGGGCGGAGCGGTAATCGATTAACACGTACACCCCGCGGGATGAGGTGCCGCCGGTATTGTTTCCGAAGAGTGCGTAACCGTCAACTGGGCTAGCGACCGTGCCGAACTTGGCGACCGCAAACACGGTATACGCGGTCGTGCCATCATGGAAGAAGTTGAAGGTGCTCGCGGGGTCGTCGCTCACGAGGTAATCGCTCGCGAACGCAATGACGTTCTTGCCGTTTTGGGTTGCCGTGCCCGTGGCCGGTCGGCTACCCACGACAGCCTGGGAAAACACGCGTTCGTTCGCGTCTTTGCTCGTCCAGCTCGTGACGTCGCTACCGCTCGTGGCGATGGTGCTTGCGTCGTCCGCGTCCAGCCAGAGTTGCAGGTCGCTGAGGTCGGAGGGCGAGAACCCTCCGCCACCGCCGCCCGTAGCGAACGCGTACGGGTTGATGATGAGCCCCCCAAGTCCGGGGCTCAACTTGAGGGACTTCCCGCTCACAACTTGAATCCGACGATAGAGTCGGCGTCTGTGCCGGTGTCAAGCACCTGCCGCACCCGTATGGGGAGGATGGCCCCCGCAGGAACTGCCACAAAGGTGACGGTCGTACCCGCCTCAGTCACTACCGCCACATCGCCAGTAACCCCCACATACAGTGAGATGTAGGGGTGAACTGTGACGTCACTGGGGGTAACGGCTTCCGCGTCTGCGGCGGGAGCCGAAATCGCTCCGTATCTCATGGCTTACTGGATCCGCTCTTCGAGAGCGTTGATCTGCGCCGCCAGCGAAGCGATGGCGTTGGCGATCTTGGTCAGCTCGGCGTTGACGCCAGCCAAGGGAGCCGCGTTGTCTGCGGTCCCATCCACCCCAGTCAGTTCATCGTCAATCGCGGCGAGCGTGGTGCTGGCCGTACCGCCAGAGTTGTCGGTGAGTGCGCCGAGCGCGGTGAGCGCAGAAGCGTTGGGCGCGGCTTCAATGGTCAGCGGGCCAGTGATGGTAGGCATGGTTCCTCCACAGCAGAAGGGGCGAGACGGTCAGAAACCGCCCCGCCCCCTCCAGGTCAAAAAGTTGTGGGCTTACGAGCCCTGGACGCCGAAGACGCCGTAGTGGTCGCTGAAGCCGAAGGAGTACCGTTCGTACGCCAGGTGCTTCATCGACTGGTTCTCCTCGATGTCCTTCATGATCTGGCGCATCGGCCAACGCTCGAAGTAGTGCAGAGCGGTCTGGGCCTTGGGGGCCAGGAGGAACCAGGAGTCTTCGCTGGTCAGGTAGCTCCACTCGACGATCTGGAGACCCGAGTCGGACAGGGTGTTGATCGTGCGGTCGGTGGAGTACGGGACCGTCGGGGTGCCGAGGATCTCGCGGGCCGTCGGGCCGAGCTGATCGGGGACCAGCAGGATCGTCGGGGTGACCGGCGAGAAGATGTCGTCGTCGGCCTTCGCCCGCTTGAGCTGGATGATCGCCGTCTGGAGCGCGGCGTGCGACAGCGGGGTCGCCGAAGCGAAGGTGTTGCTGTTCGACCCGGAGGCCGCGCCGTACAGCGGGTGATCGGTGGCGAAGAGCGCCTTGCCGTCGCCCCCGGGCTGGGTCGCGCTGAAGCCCAGGTTGAAGATCGTCGCGGCGACGGTCTCCTTGGTGGCGCGAGCCGAGCGGGCCAGGTGCTGCGGGAAGGTCTCGATGACACCCGAGTACAGGTTGTCGTCGACCAGTTCCTGCGAGAGCTGGTAGCCGAGGCCCCACTTGCGGTGGACGTAGCGCACCGTGTAGCCGGGCTTGGCGTCACGAAGCTGGATGTCCTCCAGCTCGTTGTACGCCTGGAACGGCTCGAACCCGGCCCACGAGAAGTGATCCTCGTACGCCCGGTCGCTCTTGTTCATGTTGAAGAGCTGCGACCAGATCTCCGGGGTCTCGTTGTAAGACCGGTTGAAGGTCTTCTGAAGGCCCGGTGCCAGCAGCTTGGAGAAGGTACCCGAGACCATCATTACGAGATCACCTGCCGGTTAGCGACGAGGAAGACGAAGCGGACGGGCGGGTTGACGTCGCCGACGGCGACCTCATCGTCCACGCCCACGATCTGCACGCGGGTGTTGGAGGTCTCGGTCTTGTCGATGACCCAAGTGCCCGAGCTGTCGACGACGCCGTAGGACGCGCCGACGTCGGTGGCCTCGTAGGTGCCGACCAGCGTGCCTCGGAACTCCTGGTCCGCCGTGGCGACCGGAACGCGGGGGGACACCTTGCCGAAGGTGTCGTCCTGCCAGGCGTAGTCAGCGACCGCAGCGAGAGCGACGCCAGCGATGGACGCGGGATCCGCGCCGCACTCGGCGATGTTGCCGTCGCTGTCGCGCAGGACGAGCGCACCGCGCTCGAAGTCCTCAGACGCAGCGAGGGGGTAGGTAACGAACGTGTACCCATCGAGCCGCTTGACGGGCGCGATGGGACGGGTGGCCCAAGTTGCCATGGGTTACTCCTGGGGCGGGCTAGAACCCGCTGATCTTCAATCCCGAGCTGACCTCGTTCTGGATCGGCCCGGAGATGTTCTTCACCCCAGCTCGGTCGAAAGCCTCGTGGTTGCTGGCGTCCTGGCGCTCGATGCGCTGGACGGCAGCCTTCTCCTTCGCAGCCTGGTGCTGACGCCACAGAACTCGCGGGATTCGCATCAACGCGAGATCGGCGTACACCACCCGGGCACCCAGTTCCACGGACATCAGGAGGTTCAGGTAGTGGTCGGGGACCTTACCTTCCTCCACCGCTTCTTCCAGCTCTTCCCGCGTCACCAGCCGGTACCCCTTCGCCTGCTTCTGAGCGATGTCCGGGCCCGACACGCGGCCCCAGCCCCAGTACCAGGTCCGGTCGTAGTACGGGCTGTGCCCGCCGTCCGGGAGGTACTGCTCGTTCATCGGCAGCTCGAGTGGGTTGTCCCGGTAGATCAGGGTGCGGTGTCGCACCTCGAACCCTTCCGGGAGCAGGTCACCGAACTGTTCCTCGTACTGCTTCGCGGCCTCGAGGTCAGCGATGTAGCCCAACGCCTCCGTGCGGGAGGGGAACTCCTTCGTCTGGCCCTCGATGCCGTACTTCCCGTGACCCTTGTGGATCAGGGTGAACCCGTTGACGGTCTCGGTCTCAGGGACCGACGTCTCGGGCGCAGGCTTGGAGGTCTTGCGGGGGGTCTTCGTCGCGGCTTCAGCCATCGTAGCTCCTCAGATACTGCGCGTACTCCTGCGCGGACATGCCGAACCGCTCGGCCACAGCCCTCTGCTGCGCGGACAGCGACGGACCCTCGGACTCGCCGAAGGAGCCGTTGCCGCCCGGCGTCTCCGTGAACGGGGCGCGAGGGGCTTGCGGAGGGGGAGCGGTCAACATGCCCGACTGGGCTCGAGCGATGCCTTCGATGGCCTGGAGCACCTGCGGCGTCAGCGAGTAGCCGCGTTGCACGGCCTGGCTGACGAGCTGGTTGAACGTAGGGGCCACCTGGCCGAAGCTCGGGTCCGCAGCCTGACGCTGCTGGGCGTACGACTGGAGCTGCTGCTGGACGAAGGTCTGCTGGATCGGGGCGATCTGACTGGTGATCTGCTGGCGGAACTGCTCGAGGAGCGGGCCGCCTTCGGCCTGAAGCATGAGCGAGACGAACTCGCGCAACCCCGTGACGGGGTTGTTGGCGATCTTGTCGCGCCACTCCTTCTGGACCTTCGGATCACTGAAGTCAGGTGCCTGGACCTGGGGGGCTTGCGGCTGCTGTCCCTGCATGCCCGTGGGGCTGAAAGCCTGCTGGGGCTGGAACTGCGGCACCGCGCCGAACTGGGGCTGTTGCCCGAAGTTCTGCTGCGGGGGCTGCTGGTACTGCTGGAACTGCTGCCGAAGCTGGTTGCGTTCGTTGAGGACTTCGTCGAACCGCTCGCGGGGGATGAACTGCTCGCGGTTGCTCTGGGGTGAGGTTGCGGCACCGTTGGGGGTGCCTTCCCCCGCCTGGGACTGCTGCGCTTCAGGGGCTGACGAGGCCGCCTTCTGCCGGGCCATGAAGTTCGCCAGCGAGGAGATCTCGCCGGGAGCCACTTGGGCCGGTGCCGTAGTTTCCGTCTGGGCTTGCGGAGCCGTCGCAGGCTGATTGCCTGTGTCGGTACTCAAAGTGTTCTCCCTGCGGTGGGACGAGGCCGCAGTGCATTACCGTCCCAGCTCTAATAGAATACCATGAAACTCAGTCCCGTGTCAACCCCCCATCAGTCGGGGCGCATGACTCGAAGCTGCTTTGCGCGTCTCTCGGCCTTCTCCTCGATGTCGTTCACGAGTTGCCTGAGAGCCGCCAACCGGCTTGCGTTCCCCTCCTTCGCCACCAGATCCTCGAGGGACCTGATCGGCTCGCACAGGCGAGCGATCAGGCCCTTCTCAGTCTCCGCGACCTCGCGCTTCAACGCCCTCCAGTAGGACGTGGTGACCAGTTCTTGCAGTTCGTCCAGGTGATCTTCGCTCATCCCTGCGCCTGACCCTGCTGGGCCCCGGCCTTCACGCCTTCCTGGTAGCCCTGCTGCATGGCCTGCTGGAGCTGCTGCTGGATGACGCTCCAGGGCGGCCCGAGGATCGTGTTGCGGTCCTGGATGTCGTAGGCGTGGAAGACCTTCTCGAGCAGCTTCTGGATGCCGTCCGGGTAGAACTGCGACAGCGGGCCAGAGGCGGCCTGGAGGAGGAAGGTGAGCTGGCTGCGGCGTGCGTCCTTGCTGGCGTCGGAGAGTTGGCCCTGGGGCACGAACTCGAACGGCATCAGCCCGTTCTGGGTGGGGCGCATCTCGTCCTTGACGATGGTCATCGGCTGGCCGTCGACGAGGAAGGCGTCCTGGTACGGGCGGTACTGGTACAGCAGCCACCACAGGACCCACGCGAGCTGCTTCATGCCGATCTGGAACCGGCTGACGGCCACGTCCATGCGGGCCAGGCCCTCGGACGTCACGCGGTTGATCGCGGTAGCGGTCGTGTACGGGCTGCCTTGGCGGCCCATGAAGATGTCGCTCATGCCGGTCATGCGCTCGGTGAACGCCAGGATGTCCTGCTCGTGCGCGAAGAGGCTCGACGGGACGTCGCCCATCGCCAGCTCGATCAGCTCGGCGGGGTCGTTGACGTCGATGACCATGCCGGGCCGCCACGGCTGCTCCTGCGGGTCCCAGCGTGCGCCCGTACGCCGCAACAGGGGCGGGGCAATGCGCCGAACGACAGCGTCGGCCCGCATGTTGTGCAGCGCGGACAGCTCCTCCTGGGCGCTCTCGAGCATCTCCATCATGCTGCGGGCCCAGAAGAAGTTGGGGCGCGGGTAGACGGAGAACGCCAGGTACGGGGCCCGACCGTACTCGTAGGGGTACGGCTCGATCCTCAGCAGGATGCTGTGCTCGGGGCTGAACGCGAACAGCGTCGGCACCGGGCCGTCGCCCCAGTCGTAGGGGCCGTACAGCTCGACGACCTCGTACTGGCGGGTCTCTTCGTACTCGCCCGAGTAGTCGGTCAGGCTCAGGAGGTTGCTGGGGTTGGGCGTTCGGTCGACCGTGCTGTCGCCCTGGCTCTTCTCCAGGAGCTTCGTGACGTTGAAGTAGTGCCCGGCCCGCTCCCGGTCGAGGAGCTGCTGGTGCGTGCGGAACACGCGGTGCCCGACGTAGACGGCCTCCTCGATGGTGGGCGCGTCGGCGGGGATGTGGACGTAGTCCTTCAGCGGCACCGGTCGCCGCCTGGGGCCCTCGTACTCGGTGACCTCGGAGGGCGGCTGCGGGGCGTTGGGGTTGGGGTTCTGGGGGCGCGGGATCTGGCGGGTCTTGCGGTCCCAGTCCACGCGCAGGATGCCGACGCCCTCGATCAGCATGTTGTGGACGACCATGTCCAGCCCGGCCTCGAGGTTCATCTCGTCGGCCCAGTAGTCCAGGTACCACTCAGCCTTGCGGGCGATCTCGACGCCACCGGGCGAGCGGGGCTTGGCCAGCCAGATCGGGTCGACCTCGAAGACGGCCTTGATGATGCGGGCGTGGATGCTGTCGATGGTGGACATGCCCAGCGGGACCTGGTAGTTCGCAGCCCCGGGCCAGGGGAAGTTCTTGTCCCCCTTCTTCTGCGCCTCGTAGAGCTTGTGCCAGCGGTCGATCTTCTGGTGGAGCGGGGCCACCTGCTGCTTGAAGCGGTCGTACTGGGTCTTCAGGCGGCGGACCAGGTCCTCCTGCGCCTTCTCGGGGATCGGGGGCGGCAGGCCCTCGCCATCATCGAGGGGCACCATGGGCTCCTCGGGCATCGGTTGATTGGGTGCGAGCTGATCCATCAGGTGCCCTCACGGAACATGGCCGGGAAGTTGGCGATCTCGCCTCTGGTCCGGTTCCAGAGGATGCCTGTGATGCTGCGAACGCTGTGCTTCATGAGCCTGCGGTCGGCCCACACGCTCTCGCTGGTAGGGGACCGGAAGCGGCGCAGGAGGACGCCATTGACCTCGTCCTCGCGGCGCGTGTGTTCGTGCCCGAGGTGGACCTCGAGGACCGTCTTGCCCTGCGTGGGGTAGTCGCGCAGGAGGGTCATGGCGATGTCGGTGTTCTTCTGCCGCTCGCCGTGCCACAGCCCCACGAGGACGTCGCCCCACTCGATCCCGGCACGTACCGGGTCCTCGTTGACCGTCACGTTGGGGTGGTGGCGGAAGTGCCCGGCCAAGCTGTCGAGGGCGTAGAAGGTGCGCTCTTGGTCGTGGTTGCCCTCCATCAGGTAGAGGTCGACGGGAGCCTGCCGGGAGAGGCGATCAGTCACCGCAGCGATCCAGTCGCGGATCTTGAGGTAGGTCTCCCGGGGGTCGCCCAGGTTCTCCTGCGGGGTCCCGTTGGAGGTGGTGCCGGTCCCGTCGTGGTTGAAGGTGTCGCCCAGGAGGACGAGGGCGATGCGCTCGACCCCCAGCCCCCGTGCGCGGTAGAGGATGCTGAAGATCCCGGCCCCGACCACGGCCAGGCGCTCGTCCAGGGGGGCCCCGTTGAGCGTCAGTGCGTCGGCGTGCAGGTCGGAGACCACGATCTCGAGCAGGTTCCCCGAGCGGTCGCCGTGCTCGGTGCGCTCCCAGGTGGGGGCCCGCTCGGCGAAGCGGTCGCGGACGGCTTGCCGGTCCTCTTCGCGGAGGGCGTGGTACTCGCGCTCCCGGAAGGCGGCCTTGACCTGGAAGTTGGGGTTGGCCTCGCTGCCCCAGAAGTTGAAGAGCTGGCTGGTGGGCTCCCACCGCTTCAGGTCGATCTCGTAGAACTCGACCAGCTCGTCGAAGCTGGTGATCGGCAGCTTGTCGGCCTTGAGGCTGATGGACAGCTCCCGCCCCTCGATCTCCCGGGTGACGGTGACGTTCTCCTCGTCAGCGGCGGGTGGAGGCAGCTCGTTCCGCTCGGCCATCCCGGCCAAGCGGCGGGCTTGCTCCGAGTGGGCCCCCAGAACGAGGCGGGCGAAGTTCGCTGGAGCGACGTCCCCGTAGTTGCGGGTCAGATCTCGCAGGATCTGGACGGCTGATCGTTCGTCAATGAGTAGAGGCATCACGCTCCGTAGAGCCCGGAGAACCCGTCACCCTTCTGGGACTCGGTGCGGCGGCGTTCGCGCAGGATCACGCGCTCGTCTTCCGGGTCTTTCTCGGCCTGGGGCCGGTTGATCTGGTAGCGGGAGACGTCGTTCCGCCACAGCCACCGGACGGACCAGACGGCGTAGCCGATGGCGTCCATGGCGTGGTTGTTGCGGTCGACGGGGCGGCGCTCCTTGTCGCGGAACAGCCGGTCCTCTTCGGGGTACTGGTAGAGCTGAAGCTCGTCGCGCACGAAGGGCGTGCGGTAGCTGACCTTCAGCCGGTTGTGGTCGGCGAAGATCGCCATCTCGCGGATGCGCTCTTCGATCTTCGGCTTGACGACCGGCTGCACCGGGAGCCCCCGGGAGCGGAGGTCGGCGATGGTGTCCGGGCGTGCGGAGTCGGCGTACCAGTTCGTGACCCCGTAGGCGTTGGTCAGGATGGCGATCTGCTCGGCCAGCTCGTTGGTTTCGAGGTGGGTCTCGTAGAAGCCGTCCAGTGAGAACCAGTTGCCGTCCTTGTAGCCGAGGACAATCGCAGCCGCTGGGTCCGTCCATCCGAAGTCGAGGCCGCCAATGATGAGGCTGAAGCTCTGCGCGGGGTCCTCGCCGTGCCAGAGGCGGGCGTGCGGGAGGAAGTTGCCCTCGTCCCAGCGGTAGACCAGGCCCTCGTAGCTGACGAACTCACCGGAGATCTCCTGCCGCCCGAAGGCGCTGTCTTTGCCGTACTGGTCCTCGAGCTGACGGATGGCGTCTTCGGAGAGGTTCTCGACGTTCTCCCAGGTGCTGCCGACGACCGTGCCGTACACGGGGTTGTAGACATCGGGGTCGTGGTCGGGGGTACCGGGGGGCTGGCTCTTGACGAAGAGCTTCCGGTACACCCAGTTCTGCTTCCCTCGTGGGGTGGTGGTCCCGAGGAAGCTGCCGCCCGTGGCGAGCAGGGTCGGCATCAGGATGTCGAACGCTTCTTCGGCGGCCTTGGCGACCTCGTCGAACCACACGGCGCTGACCGATGGGCCGCGCAGGGCGTCCGGGTCGTCCGCCGAGTGAACCTCGATGATCCAGCCGTTGGGGAACTCGTACGTGGGGATCGGCTGCTTGGTGTGCTTGATCCGCGCCCACAGCCTCGGGTCGGCCTTCAAGACCTCTTCGAGCTTGCGCTGCATGACGCGGGCCATGCGGAACGTCGGTGCGACCGCGAACGCCAGCTTGTGCTTGACGTCTTGGCGCATGGTCTGCGTCAGCAGCCACCGGGCACCGAAGTGCGACTTCCCGCCCTGCCGCCCGGAGACCATGAGCATGAGCCGCTTGCCGTCGCGGAAGCTCTGGAGCACGCGGCGCTGGAGATCGTTGGGCTCCCCGAAAGGGAGCTGGATCTTGTTCATGACGGCTTGAACGGCAGCCAGTCACCTTCGACGACGAAGAGCGTCTCGCTGTCGGAGTCGGCGATGCCTGCGGCGTCCATGCCGAGCTTCGTCCACTGCCGCAGCTCCTTGCTGGCCTCGATGCGTTCCTTGAGGGGCAGGGTGTCGTCCATGAAGATCTCCTCCAGGACGACGCTGGCCTTGTCGATCCGCCCGACCTTCTCGTCGAGCGTGGTGGCTGCCGTGGACTTGGCGCGGTTGACGTCGGCTGCGCGTTGGATGCTGCCGCGCACCTTGACGACCAGGGTGACGGGAACGTGCTTCCCGAGCTGGCGCGTCAGGTCGCGGGAGACCTGAGCGACGTTGTCGCTGGGGTGCAGCTCGATGGCTTGCTTGATCTCGGGGTCAAGTTGCACGGAGCCTCCGGGGCCCGTGTTGCTCGAGCCAATCGGTGGAGAGGATGTCGGGGATCAGGGAGCCGATGCGGTAGGGGCCGTCACGGACGACGGCCTGATATCCCATCCGCCATGCGTTCTGGGCGAGAGCGCCGACCCGCTGTGTGGGGAGCGCGAGAGGAGTGGCCGCCCATCGAGGGTGGACGTAACGTAGGTCGTCACTGAAGGCGCGAAAGGGAGACGCTCGGTCCCAAACCGGCGTACCGGTAGGAAGCAGAAGAAGATCCGCTCGAAAGCGATCCAGCCACCCTCCCACCTGGGCCAGCTCCACGGACCCCACTCCCACACGCACAACTCGTCGGTCGTCGATGACCCAGAGAGAAAGCCCGACCTTGGTGCGTCCGGGGTAGGCAACAGCGATCCGCTCACGGAGCATCGGCCCCCATCTCCTGGGCGCGTTGGGTGAAGATCTTCTGGAAGGTCTCGATGGCGTAGCCGCTGCGGACTTGGTCGCTGGTGTAGCGGACGGTGAGGATGCCCTGGAGCAGGGCCTCGACGTCGCGCTCGCGGTCGCTGGTGTAGCCCGCACCGCTGGTGTGCCCGGACTTGTTCATCCAGACGCCGCCGTCGACCTCGAGCGCCAGCTTCAGGCGCGGCCACCAGAAGTCCGCCTGGAAGCGGCGGCCTTCGATGAAGGAGCAGTTGCGGCGGAAGCTGTTGATGTTGGCTTCGCGGAGGTGCTTGGCCATCATGTCTTCGATGGGCGTGCGCTTGTTGCGGGCCTTGAGGGACACGATCACGCTTCCCCGAAGTTGGGGCGGGCGAACTCCCCAAAGTAGGCGCGAGCGGCCACGTCGTACGCCTTAGCGGCCTCTTCTTCATCGGCATAGATCCCGAGAGGCGTAACCTTGCCTCTCCTGGTGATCTGCGCCTGCCATTTGCCTGAAGCTCGGTGCCTGCTCACTCCAAGGAATCTTGATGTGCCGTTCCGCTTGGGGCGGCGATTCCCCTGATTCTGCGTGAGGGTGCAAACGCGGAGGTTCTCGCGCGTGTTGTCCAGGAGGTTGTGGTTGCGGTGGTCGACCGCAAGGCCCTCGGGGAAGCCCATGACCTGTCGGTGCATCCTCACGGTCTTCTGCTTCCCTTCAGGGGTACGAGTAGTCCTGTGGACGTATCCGAGACCATCGAGGCTCCATCGGTAGCGGGACATTTCCTCGAAGTCCTCGGGGCTGACGACTGCATGGGCGACCACGTCGCCGCTGCGGTTGCGTAGGGGGATCTTCATGGGGGTTCCTTTCATCCCAGCTCCGCCCAGTTGGGGCCGGTCTTGACGTCGGCCTCGAAGTTCACTGGGCCTCGAATGGCGTTCTCCATGACGGTCTTGACGGTGGCGGCCACGCGCTCGGCCTCGTCCTCGGGGGCCTGGACGTAGACGGCGTCGTGGAACGGGAACAGGGTCTGGATGCCGCGAGCCTCCAGCTCGGCGAAGGCCGAGAGGTTGACGTCGCTGCTCATGCCCTGGTTGGGGGCGTTGATGGCTTCGCGGAGCTGGTCGTCGATCAGCTTCTCGTCGAGGCCGGGGTGGATGAAGAACCGCCGCATGCGGCCCCAGGGGGTGCTGACGTGGTGGTCGCGGAGGACGGTCTCGCGGACGCTGTCCTGCCAGCGGGCCACGCCTTGGTAGCGGGCCTTCAGGGTCTCGAGGATCTTCTCGGCCAGCTCCCGCTTGATGCCGAGCTGCCGCACGATGGTCTGGGCCGTGCCGCCGTACAGCCAGGTGAAGGTGCCCCGCTTGGCCATCTCGCGCTCGAAGGCGTGGTGTTCCTGGGTGCGCTTCTTCAGCGTGGCCCAGGGCTCCAGCTCGATGGGGAGCCCGAAGGCTTCGATGGCGACGACGGAGTGCGTGTCGAGGTCCGCGTTGTAGTCGGCGATGAGCTGGGGGTCGTAGCTCAGGAGGGCCCCCATGCCGACCTCGAGCCCCCGGAAGTCGGCCCCGATCATGACCATCCCCTCGTCGGGGAGGAACAGCTCGCGGAGGCGGATCTGGTACCGCTTGCCGAGGTCAGGGTTCTTCAGGTCGTCGGGGCGCGGGATCAGCGTGATGAGCTTCTCGGTGACGCGCCCGGTCTCGGTGGCCGCGAGCTTGAACTCGGGGTGGTAGCGCCCGTCGCGTTCGCTCTCGGCGAGGATGTTGCGGACGTAGGTGCTCCCGGCTTTCGTGAGGTGCCGGTACTCGAGGATGTCGCGGACGACCGGGTGCTCTTCGGCGAAGGGCTCGATGATGGCGCTGGCGGTGCTGACCTTGCCCCGCTTGGCGAGCGGGATCCCCATGTCTTCGACGAGGAGCTTGGCGACCTGCGCGGGGCTGTTGGCGTTCTGGAGCCCGTACGTGTCGGCCAGGTAGAGCTTGCGGTCGTGCAGCGCGGACTGGATCTCTTCCTGGAACTGGTGCGCCTTCTCGCGGTCGATCCTGATCCCGCGCAGCTCGCTGCGGATGATGGCGTTCTGCGCCCGGTGGAGGACGGTGTTGATGTACCTGCCCTCGAGCTGGGGGCGGAAGTGGTTGGCCAGCCGAAGGGTGATGTCGGTGTCGCGGGCCCCGTAGCGTCCGAGCGTCTGGAGGTCGTTGCCCTCCATGTCGTCGTAGTTGACGGTGTCGGACCACTTCTCGATGCCGAGGTACCGCTGGGACAACTGCTCCATGCTGTGCGTCCCGGGCGTCTCGTCCAGGAGCGAGTGCATCAGCATGGTGTCTTCGGCCAGTTGGACGTGGACCCCGTTCACGGCAAGGAACTTCACGTCGAAGCTCCCGTTCTGGAAGATCAGGCGGCGTCCCGTGAGGTACTTCGACCACTCGTCCGGGGTCAGCAGGTCCCACGGGAAGGCGTACCCGACGCCCTCCACCCACGCGAACTGGATCGTGAGGATCCGGTCGGTCCAGCGGTCGAGGCCCGTGGTCTCGAGGTCGACCGCGACGTTGGCTCCGAGGGGGATCTTGTCGAGGATCCGTCGCGCCTGGATCGCGTTGGTGACGACCCGGTACTCCTCGCGGAAGAGGGTCTTGACCAGGGGCTGGGCCACCGGTTGGAGCAGACGCTTGAGCCCGTCGACGAACTGGGCGTACACCTGCGGGTTGCTCGAGATGGCGGCGGGAGCGTGCGCGAGCAGGTAGCGATTGCCGCCGCTCTCGATGACGCGGCCCGCGACCTCGGAGAACTTCTTGAACGGGTGGTCGAAGCCGGGCATGTGCCGGGCGACTTCGGCCCCGAGGAGGACGTAGTTCTTGCAAGGGACGCGCTTCAGCTCTTCGGCCAGGATCGGGGTGACCTTGCGGACGTCGTCGGCCTTGGCCTTGTCGGTGCCGTTGGAGAACGGGAAGAGGCTGGTGGCGTAGAACTTGATCCCTTCCTGCACCAGGTGGCGGCGGATGGGGATCCCGTCCTTCCCCATCAGCGGCTTGGACGCTTGGAGGTCCCAGCCGTGGGGTTGGTATTTGACAATGACGATGTCGGGGTTCTCGTCCCCGTCGCCGAGGATCGTGCGGTGCGTGCGGAGCATGTCGCGCTCGGGAAGGAAGCGGCGCAGCTCCCTCGCGTCAGAGAAGGCGTTCATGAGTCAGCCCTTTCAGTTGAGTGAGTCGGCATGACGAACCCGCATGGCTCCCCGCGTGGCCAAGTACGTCGACTTGTCCGCCGTGAAGCCCCCCGTGGGGAGCCGGTACAAGTCCAGCGGATCGCGGTCGGGGGCAGCGCGGAACAGGAACTTCACGCGGGTGTTGCCGTCCTGGCCGATCTTGTAGTGCAGGGCGAGTGCGTCCGCCGTGGCGAACCATGCCCCGGAGCCCCGGATGTCGTTGAAGGTCGGGGTGACCGGGTTGCCTTCGCGGTCGGTCTGGAGCTTGCGGAGATGGTGGACGAGGATGACGGCCTTGCCCTTGGATCGGAGCTGGTCGAAGGTGCCGACGATCTCGTTCACCGAGTGGCTCTTGGTCTCGTCGTTGGTGGTGAAGACGCTGACGGGGTCGACGATGATGACGTCGTAGTCGTCGCTGATGTCCGTCAGGGCCTCGGGGTTCTTGATCAGGTCGATGGGCTCGTCGGGCTTCGCGGTCATGGCGAACTGCCGGGCGTCCCGGATGGACCCGATGCCGAACATGGACTTCGCCCGGGAGTAGACCATCCCCCGGCTCAACTCGCCCTGGAAGTACAGGACCCGGCGCGGGATCTCGGTGGTCTGGAAGTCCCACAGGGGCATGCCCTTGGAGAGGGCGTAGCCCATCTGCATGGCGGCGAAGCTCTTCCCCGTCTTGGGCTCGGCGGACCAGAGCGTGAGCAGGCCGGGGCCGACGAGGCCGTCGATCCAGAACTCCTGCTCCTTCAGCTCCTCGTGGAAGTCGATGATCTCGATCCGCCGCTTGGGCGCGGGCTTGAACCGGAACTGGAAGGCGTCCCGCACGCCGGGCTGGATGCCCAGCTCTTCGAGGCCGCGCATCCCGCTGGTGGTGGCCCAGATCTTCGCGTACGTGTCCTTGACGGCTTGGACGAGGAGATCGTCGACCTCGTGCCCGGCTTCCTGGTGGATGCTGGCGATCTCGCGGAGGGCGCTCTGCTCGTCGTAGTACAGGTTCTTGCGAAGGTACCCGGCGACCGCCAGGACCATCGCGTGCTTCTGCCCGTCGATCCAGTTGGCCAGGAAGAGCTGCCGGTCGTCTGGACTGAGGGGCGTCATCTGGGCCGGTTTCGCGCCGGTAACGCTGGACTCAGCGACTTCCGCCTTGGGGAAGTCCGTCAGTCCGTAGACTCTCTCCGGGTGGTACTCCGCGATGTAGCACGGAGTCGGATGCTCCGGGTCCTTGACGTTCAGGGTGCCCGGTACGCGCATAATGCGCGACGAGTCGTGGGTAGCGTCGGTGGGGAGCGAAGCGTGCAGGCCCTTGGCGTAGGGCTTGGCTTGCTCGGGAGTGGCGTCCTCGCGGAGTGCCCAGTAGGCGTGGACTCCGTTGCCGCTCCATACCCACATGGTCGGCTCGGGGACGTGCAAGGCGGTCTTGATGGACAGCTTGGCGGCGTCGATGGACTTGATCGCCCCGCTGAAGTCGGCCCACAGGGCCCGGTGCAGAACCGGGGAGCTGTCGCCTACGCGGGGGCGGGGGGCCACGCCGACCCAGATGTGTCGCAGGTGCTCAGTGTGGATCGGGATGATGGTGCGGGCGAAGTCCTCGATCTTGGCGTACGGGACCCAGATCTTGTTGGCCCCGGGCTCCCCTTCCACCTTCACCCGGTACTCGAACGTGTCACCGGGGCGGAAGAGCATCTTCAGCCAGGTGAGCGTGTCGTCGGGCTTCAGTTGGTCACTCACGAACCTCCCCTTTCTGGTGTGGTTGGCCCTCAGGGACTCGAACCCCGACCTCACGGTTCAGAGCCGTGCGTCCTGCCGTTGGACCAAGGGCCAAAGAGAAGGCCCCCCGTGCGCCTCGGGGGACCTTCCGCAACGTTGCTGGCCCCGACTGGGGGCCAAAGCTCCTGCCGCCTCGGCGGGCAGGGCATCCGGGGGGCCTTCTCCCCCTGGACCTCTAATAGAATACCACGCGGATCAGGTTCCTGTCAACCCACTCACTTGGGTCGCGGCTGATTGAAGCACTGGATGCAGATGTGCCGCTTCGGATCCTTGCCGGTCGGGTAGTTGGTGTCGTAGAAGCCCTCGAGCGGCTTCCTGACGCCGCAGCGGGTACACGTCTTGCGCCAGATCCCGTCGTCGTCCAGGTTCCAGCGCGGCGCGAGCTTGAGTCGGAGGTCGGTAACCTCACCGTCCAGGGGCTTTCCGGGGAGGATTCGCCACCCGACGTTGCGGACGAAGACTCCGGTGCCCGTGGCGGCCAGGAAGAGCTTCTGCGCGTCGAGCTTCGACCACGCTGGGTTGCTCCCCTCGAGCAGGATGACCTTGATCGGCGTGGGATCGGTCGCCATGCGGCTCAGAACGGGCTCGGTGACCTTGTTGCGGACGCTCTTGATGCCAATCAGGGGGTCGTCGGCGTGGTCGTAGGCCAGGAAGTCCCAGAATCCGAACTGGATGGCCGTCGAGAGCCCACGAGAGCGCAGGAACTCGATGAAACTGACCACGAGAGGGGCGTCGTGGGGCGGTGTGAAGGCAAGAAAGTCGTCTCTGTCGAGCATTTCGGGCTCCTCGGGGTCAAGAAAGGCCCTCTGGAGCCGATTTCGGGGCTCGAGAGGGCGTCTCAACCGAACTGCCAATAGAATACCATGCCACTCAGCTCCATGTCAACCCCCACTCAGCCTGGATCGGTGGGTATTGGCACGCCCAACGCGATCTGGACGGC